GCATCAACCTCTTGCTGTATCGCGTCAATCTCTGTTTGTTTCTTAAGACGGTCTTCAATACCCATAGTGATATTGTTATCAATAGAGAACTGCTTACTAAACACTTTGTCTTTCATTGCATTTAGTGATTTGTTACGATTAATTTCAAGTTTTTCGTCATTTAGAAGTTTTGCTTTTAATTCTGCTCTTTCCTTCTCTGAGTCAGCATTATCTGCCAGAAACTCTCTAGTGTGTGCAGCAAGTTTACTTCTTGCAAGAAATCCCGAGAATGTAGCACGAGTCTCTAGACGTTTTTCTGCAAGCTCAAGAGCATACTCTCTATTCGTTTCGGCAACATTAGCTACAAGATTAGCAAAAGTACCATTAAGTTTACCCGAAGCTTTCTCCAAGTTGGTATTTAATGTTTCTAATTTGCGTTGCTGGTCTTTTTCTGCTTCAGTAATTCCTTTGTCTCTTCCTGCCATTGGTTATATCCTAATTGGGGTTTGTGTCACCGTGTTCTTTCGCTGCACTTGAAGTGTATAGTCCAAACCAAGCTGCTCCAGCACCGACTAGTACGGAAATCAATCCCGACTGTTCTAGTGTTGGGTCTGCTAAGTCCATGAACCAAAATGTTGCATAATAAAGTAGGTACATGTAAATACCTAGGAATGCACGAGGTATAATTCTCCATGCATCAATTGTCTTGGCTGCAAATATCCATTTCTGCCAAGGGTTCTTTCTATCTTCGTTTGTTAATTCAAAAATTTCTTGTTTAAGTTCGCCAATCTCTGTTACCATTGCCATGAACTTCTTCAAGTCAATTTCAACCTCGTTACGACTCATGTCCCCCGAGAATTTATCTATTTCGCTCATTAGTGTGTCCTCTAATATTATCTGTTTTGTTTATTCCTTTCGGCCTCCTCTTCAAGGTGGTTCAAAAGGAGCTTAATGTAAATCTCTCTTTCCCATGGCATCATGTCTTCTAACTCACTCAATGAATATTTGTGATGTTGCATCATTTGGAAATTAGTATTGTAATAGTTTACTAATCCCTCATGAGAAAGAGCCATTAAAAAAAAGAGTTTATACCTTCTAATACTCTTTTGTTTTCTCTTTCACAAACATTACATTTCCATTCTGCAGTATGAGAAAGTTTAGGTAGGTCATCAAACCAGTCTCCTAATAACTCCAACTGCTTATAAGTTAGAGAATCAATGAAGTCATCTAAATCAGATTTACTCATATCACTCTTATCATAAACTTGCTCTTCATCAAAAATAGATGTGATAGAATTTTTAACTACATCTAAACCAACATCTGCATCGGCTTGATTCTGATTAGTTAACTTGATGTCTTTAACTAACGGTGTTCTTACTTCAATACCAACAGTATCATTTATCATGACTGTATTGGTTGTAGGTTGTTCCCCGCTTGCTTCAATCTCATCCAAGTTAATTAAAACTTTCTCAGTCCCATTACATTCTTGGTCTCTACATGTTAACGATAGTTCTATCGTTTCACCTATCGATACAGAACGAACCTTTAAGAATAGATATTCTAAATCTATCATTGCAAGTTCATCTGCATTTACCTTTTCATAAGTCACTGCATGTATTAAATCCTTTACAGCTCTTAATGACTGTACAGTGTCTTCACTCTCACGTGCAAGTATCAATACCTTTTGTTCTTTTACAAGAAACGGTCTAAACTTTACTTCAGTTCCGTTACTTGGTAGCACACACGTATAGGTGGGTGCTGATTGGATTGGTAATCCCATAATTTACTCCATATTGTAATTAACCGCCACCAAATATATTTCTAAATCTGTTTGCAGCTGAATCGACTTGACTTAACTTCTTAAAGTATCCGTCAGTCTTTTTATTGAAACGTCCACCAACTTTTAATGCTGAAAGCGTTCCATCTAAAACTTGTCCACCTCTATTTATAGTTTTCAACGGAGGCAATTTTTCCCTTTTAGTTTGTAACTTATCATACTCTTCTTGATAGCTTCTGTTTGGTTTTCTCTCTTCTACTAGGTATTCGGTTGTCCAGTTTCTATACTGGAATGTTGCAGTAATTTCTAAGATTCCTTCTTCGTCTGCACCAAAATCCATTGCATCAAATGATGAAGGGTACACATCATAATACGTATATTTCATTGACTTTGTCTCATCCTTTCTCAATGCATACACTTCCATTGTACCGATAAAACTATCTAAGTATTTCATTACTGGTATCTGTGCTGACCCAGCTCTGGAATTGGCATCTGTTCCTTGGTAAATCCATTGATGCCATGCTTCTATTAATGCACGGTCATGGAATGATTGGTCGCAGAGAAATGATATCTCAACAAACCCACCTTGGTCTACAGTTCCATCGGGGATTTCATATCCCGAATTGTATTGGTCTCTTGTATTGGTTCCTACAGATGAACCTTCCATAGTTATTGACCTACATCTAAGCATATCACCTTCTGAGAATTGCCACCCTAGGCTTGATGGTGACATAAGATGAACATCGAATAGGTTTGCTCTTGCACCTGTATCAAAGTTTGCTTTAAATGTGTCTATTGTTATACTCATTAAATTTTCCTTCTACTGTCTGCATATACAGTGTTTGCGTTTACATTAAATTGTGCTGTTGGCATCATCATTAATGTTTCCCATTGTTCTCTTGGTACCTTAACAATTCTTGCACCGATATGAGATGTTAAATATCTTTTGATACACGGCCCGGCATTTCTTAGACCACTTTCTATTTGGGTCAAGTCATAGTCTACAAGCATTCTATCATCATCCTCACCTTCCATAGTAAATTCAAATAACTTACTTAACAAAGGTACTCTCATTGTAGGTGAGATGTAATGGATATTGATTCCCAAAAATCCATTGTTGTATAATTCTAATGGTACGACAATTGGATACTTATCCCAATACGGCAATGTGTCTTTCCACTTTGCATCATAATGGAACATGTATACTCCACCTTGTCTCAGTCCAGTATTAGTGACTGTGTCTAATCCTTTCATAATCTTTATTGGTTTGATTTTTAAATCACGGACGTTTTGTCTAAACCATTGCAGACTATCTTCGGTTCCCGATTCTATTTCTTCGGGTAACATTTTTGCTACAGTTGATAATACTTTAGATACCATAGAACTATTTATGCATTTTAGCCTACAATAGTAAAATTAGTTTCAGTAACTTTTCTGTTATTTGGATTTAGTTCTAGGAAGGAACCTAACTCATCTTCAGTGATGTGACCACGAACGGTCACTGGGCCACTTCCGAATAAATCTTTAATACTATCATCACAGGTTCCTATCAGTTTAGGACGTTTACCATCATATAATTTTCTAAGGTCTAGATAGTATTCATACATTGTAGGACGGTCTTCAGATATGTGGAATTCAATCATACCCTCAACATCAAAAAACCTTGCAGTCCTACCTTCGGGTATGGGGAACTGGTCTAACCATTCTTGATATGTAACTTGTTTATTGTCGGGAAGATAATTTGAGTCATCCCAAATGACGAATTTTGATTCATAAGCTTTACATTGTATCATAGCATTTACACGAACGGAGCCTGGATGTACTCTCCACCTACCATTAGGTTTAATCCAAGCTTGGGGTGTAGAGTAAAATCCAACTGATTTGTATTG